GAAGAACGGCTTTTCGAAATGGATAAGCGTATCGAAGCGGTTCGTGCAAAACATGAAGTGATCACCCGCATTCAATCGGATGAACGCGAATCGCTGAACGATCGAATTAATCAGCGGCTAACACACGCGCGATATATTCGAACTGAGATTAGTACAGCGATTGATGAGTTAGAAAATCCAGACCAGGCAAACATTCTTGAACAACGTTTTGCGGACGGTCTTACTCTTGAGGCGATTGCAAAGAATAGTGCATTCAGTTTGCAATGGGTAGAAGAATTGTATCGACGTGGCGTCCGCTCAATTAAGATTCCACCTATCCACGTTTGAACTAACACTAGAAAAACAGTAGAGCAACACCAGTACCATACCAGTGGTTCAGTTGCTTATATTGACCAAGCGAATATTAGATACTAGTAACTGTCCTAATGAGTTTCAGCCATCGACTCATGCGGGCAGTTATTTACTTTCTCGAATGCGTTAGCTGCTTGACCTAAGCACCATCCTTTGAGGCATCCTCCTTTACGTCATATCCCTTTGCGGTATAGCCGTACGTCACGTGATGTTTAGGTGAGGCAGGTAACGTTACATACTAGGGGTGATACATGATGACTAAGTACTGTGAGTTCAATGGGTGTGATGCAGTGATTACTAAGGGGCGTTACTGCAGCGTGCACAAGCCAACCTACAAGCGGACTAAGCGACCAACCTATGTGCACAAGAACAAACCATTCTACCGAACTAAAGAGTGGAAGGACTTATGCTTTGCTGTTGATGTACGTGAGGGTGATCAGTGCCAGCGTTGCCACCGGTTGGTGTTCGGTAAGCACAAGCAGCATCATCACATCGTACCCATACAGGTTGACCCATCATTAAAGCTAGACCCAGATAATATAATGCTACTCTGCGAAGACTGTCACCCAATCGTAGAACACGAAAACGAAGTTAAACCAGTGCGAAAATTTGCGAGCTACTTTGGAATTTCAGATTAGCCCTGGCTACTAGCCCCCCTACCTACTTTGGAAAAAGTTCGAACGGAGAGGACAGTACAACCAAGGTAGTTGCGCGCACCTCTGGGGATTTTGAAAAATTTGACGAAAGGGGATGAGATTTTGACCACGAAACTGCAGCAGAAACTAATTGACCAGGCGACAGAAGAGATGCATCACGAAAAGTCGCGCATCCTTGATATCATGCGCACCACCGAGTCGTATACGCCCATTTTGGACCCGATGATTGAAGCGTATCTGGATGCATTCAAGAATTACCGCATTATGTATAGTCGTTGGGAAAAACAGGGGTTTCCGATTAGTAAGTATCGCAAAAGCAAAGACGGCACGAAGATTGAAACTAAATCGATTTTGGCTGAGCAGGTGCGAACTTGGGATGAGCGGCGAACTAAAGCACTTGAAAAAATTGGTTTAACCGCGAAATCGATTCCCCAGACAGTCAAAACTGGTATCACAACAATCGATAATGAAGAGAAAGCTGCGGAGCCGGAGGAAACACCACCGGATGACCTGCAGAAGTTTCGTTCTAAATTTCCGAATGTGGTTAAAGGTCGGGTGAGCGGATGAAAACATCTGATAACTTGGCCCTTGATTACGCCCGGAAGGTTAGAAAGAATCCAGAACTATATCCACGGAAAATTATTTTGGCCGTTGATCGTTTTTATCGGTGGTTGCGGCGCGATGATATTTGGTGGGACAACGAAAAAGCCGAGGCCGGTATCTGGTTCATCGAACACAACGTTCGGCATGTTAAGGGTGACCTTGCTGGGCAGTTAATCAAACTGGAACCATGGCAAATTTTCGGTTTTGCACAGCTCTTTGGTTGGCAACGCCGCGATGATAAGGGACGTAATGTCCGCGTTATTCGCGAAGTGTACTGGCAAGTACCCAAGAAGAACGGCAAAACGCTGATTGCGGTTGGCGGTCTCACTTACGCCATGTATTCAGGCGAAGAACTGGGTGCTGATTGTTATTGCGTGGCGTCTGACTACGACCAAGCACAGTACGCGGCGGGACCATTCGCAGAAGCTGTGAAGAAATCGCCATCGCTGTATAGCCGGTCCAAGATTTATTTGGGTAAAGCTAACACAGTTAAGGGTGTTACCTATAAATACACCGTTGATGGGATGCCGTTTGAGAACAAAATGATTGTTCAGACCAAAAACGCTGCGAAGATTGAAGGTTCTAATCCATATTTTGTGCTGAACGATGAGCTGCACGCGCAAGAGAATATGGATCAGTACGATAACTTCAAGTCCGCGCAGGTTGAACGTGCGCAGCCAATCATGTTTAACATTTCCACCGCTGGTAAAGGTAGTAGTTCCGTGGGGATGCGTGTCTACAAGGAATGTACTGACGTTCTGATGAACGACGATGATGATTCGCGGTTGGTTTTGATTTACGAGCCGAATAAAGGCTATGACTGGACCGACGAAGCTGTTTGGCGAATGGTGAACCCGAATTTAGACGTGTCAATTACGATGGACGCGCTGCGTATGGAATTTAACCAGGCTAAGCGGTCCGCACAAGGGAAAGCCACATTCCTGTCGAAGCATTTGGACGTGTTTGTGAATTCTAATGACACGTATTTTGACCAGGATGAAGTGGAATCAATTCTGCGGCCTGATGAAATGGGTGACCTGAATGGCGAACAAGCTTGGCTTGGCCTGGACCTTTCAAAAACAACTGACTTGACTTGTGTGAGTCTGAACTTTCCGACGTACAACGATGACGGTAAGGCGATTCTGAAAGTTAAGCAGCGATACTTTATCCCGTATGAAAATATTGAGTACCGTGAACGCCAAGACAATGTACCGTACCAGGAATTATCTGAACGCGGGTTCGTTGAATTCTGTGATGGCAAGATGATTGACCAGGACCAGATTCTGAATTACATCCGCGACTTAATGGGTAAGTACGATATCCAGCAGCTGAATTATGACCCAGCAATGGCACAACGCCTGATTGAACAGTGCGAGAATCTTGGGCTTGATTGCGTTTCGGTTCCGCAGTATCCGAGCGTTATGAACAATGTTGTCGATGATATTGAACGTCTTATTTATGAAAAGCGGTTAATCACAGATAATCCACTGCTGGTGTACTGTTTGGCGAACATGACCGTCATTACTAACGTGGGTGGTCTTAAGTCACCATCAAAGAAATACAGCAAGAAGAAGATTGATGGTGCTGCAGCCATGATGATTGGGCATAAAGCAACCATCGACCAGATGGACGATATCGATGCGGATGCGCTCGATGATTACATCGATGACCTGTACGACTAACGGAAAGGAGGTGAATGGGGATGAAGTTAACATTGGAAGGTACACCCGAGGAAATTAAAACAACCCTCACTGCTATTACAAGTAGCAATGAGGGCACAGGTACAATTGACGCCACGTTAATTGTTGACAAATTAACAGAGGGCTATACTGAGAACTTTTCCGACTTGCGCGAATTGAAGAAAAGAGTACTGTCGGAAATTGATTCCAAGATTGATAGCGTGACGGTGGTAGCTAGAACTCAGCATTCTTAAGCCAATCAGTACCGCCTTTGGCAACATTGAAGGTCGCCCAGTTACCGCTAAGTTTCACTACAATCAGTGAGTCATCTTGATCCAGCTCATTTTTCAAAGTATCACGAATGTCACTAGCGGATACAGTGTTGTTGGTTTCAACAAGCCAAAAAGAATCGAATCGATGAGACCAAGTGTTATAGCCTTTGATTTTTTTAATAAGTGATTCGTAATCTTGCTTTGGCTTGTGAAGATCATAGGTAATTGCGAAAACAGTCATAATCACACCTCCTTTCACGGTGATTATACAGTTTAACGATTACTTAGCATAGCGTGCGGCAACGGAAGGAAGTGAAAACATGGGAGTAGTAAGTAACCTGCGAAATCGGTTTTCGAACTACGTGTATAAGCGTGCCCAACGGTCCGGTGTATTGGACGAATGGATGAACGCACTATCCACTGGATCGATTCGATGGGGTGGGGCTTATGTAGATGATGAATCAGTGCTGAAATCATCGGACGTATACGAATTGTTGAATGACATTAGTAGCCAAGTTGCTATGGCAAAGCCGGTTGTAATTGGGCCAGACGGCAAGGACGTTCCGAATCACAAGTTTTTGCAGTTGCTTAAACAGCCGAATAATTATCTGACTGGATATGAGTACAGCGTACTGGAAACCAATGCACTGCTGATGAATGGTGAAGTATTCCCGATTTACTTGGGGAACGAACTACACCTAGCCAACAACGTGTTTGTGGATCTCGATAATCATTTGATTGAGCACTACAAGATTAATGGTGAAGAAATTCCCGCCACGATGATGGAGCACATTAAACGCATTGGTGGCCGAGCTATGGAGGGGCAAGGTTTGTCTGACTTAGGCCGCAATACCCTTAATGGTGTGATGAATGCCGAAAAGGTGCTGACCGATAAGTACACCAAGGGTGGTGTGATGGCGTTCCTGCTCAAGCTGGACGCACAGATTAACCCGCAGAACAGTTCGCAGTCCAAGTTAGTTAAGGCAGTGAAAAATTCACTTGCCCAGATTAATTCGGCAGATGATGTGAAGATTGTGCCACTTGGGCGCGGTTACGATATTGAGGCTTTGGAATCACCGGTTGATGACCAGAAGATTCTGGCATACCTGGACGTTTACAAGAAGGACCTGGGCAAATTCCTAGGCATCAACGTTGACACCTATCAGGCGATGATGAAGACCGACATTGAAAAAGCGATGATGTATCTGCACAACAAGGTTGTAAAACCAATTTTGGAAAATCGTGCCGAGCACTACACCAAACTGCTTTTTGGCCGTGATAGTCGGTACCGTATCGAATGGCGTATCAATATTCTGGACTTTGTGCCATACAGCACGAAGACGAATATTGGTTACAACATCGTTAGAACCGGTATCACCACACCGGATGCGGTGGCCGAAATGCTTGGCTTTGAACCGCAGAACACCCCTGAAACGCAGGCCGTCTACATCAGTAATGACCTGAGTAAAATCAGCAACGCAACTGATGATTCGTTGCCAACGAAGGGAGGTGATAAAGATGCCAAAGATTCTAACGCGGACAGTAAATCTAACTAATGTTCGCACCCGTGACGCCGATGAGAACGGCACACGGCAAGTGACTGGGTATGCATCAGTTTTCAATAGTCCGACAATCATTGCAGGATATTACGAAGAGACGATTGCGCCTGGCGCATTCAGCCGTACACTCGCTGAGAATGACGACATTCGCGCGTTGTTTAATCATGACACTGGCGAAGTTTTAGGCCGTACTAAGGCGGGCACACTGAGCCTGCAGGAAGACGACCACGGGCTGGCGTTCACGCTTGACCTGCCTGATACGCAGCGTGGCCGCGACTTGGCAGTACTCATGGAACGCGGTGATGTGAACCAATGTAGTTTTGGCTTTTGGCCGACTGTTGAAGAGTGGGATTACTCCGATCCAGACCAGCCGAAAGACACTGTCCGGGAATGTGACCTGATGGAAATTTCTATCGTGACGTTCCCGGCTTATGACGACACAGAAGCAAATCTTGTCCGCAGTGATGGGCAAGACGTGACGCTAATCAAGCGTCGCGCAAAACTAATCAAACAAATCAATGAGGTGATTGAGAAATGAAGCGAAATGCAATTTTGACGGCGATGTCCGCTCTGCGCTCTAAGCTCGATGTATTTAAGAAGCGCGCTGCCGATACTACCGTGACAGCAGATGAACTTGACCAGATTGAGAAGGACACTAAGGACGCAAGCGATGCGCTGAGTGACCTGCAGGAACAGTTGGATGCACTGGACTCTGATGCGTCTGGTGACACAGGTTCTGAAGATACTGGTTCTGACGACACTTCCGATCGCAGTGATGACGATGACGAAGATTCTGATGATGACACCGAACGCGGTGCTGACCCTGCACCAACTGATGCACAGCGTTCCCGTGTGGTTGATATTATTACCCGCAACCGGGAAAACATTAACGGTGCTAAGGCAAAGCCAAACGAAAACCAGATTCGTTCTGCATTCGTTGGTGCGCTGATGGGAACTGTTGGTCACGAACAGCTGCGGTCTTTGGGCATTGAGTCCAACAACGGGTCCGTGCTTGTACCTACTTCTATTGCACACGAGATTATTACTTACACAGAAGAAGAAAACCTTCTGCGTAAGTATGGCTCTGGTGTAAGCACCAAGGGACTTGTAAGCTACCCCGTCCTTGTTAAGAAGGCTGATGCTGCTGGGC